ATATCATTTTAAATTCCTTTTAGAAAGGGTGGCCGAAAGACCACCCAAACTAATTCTCAAATTAAGAAGCGAATGAAACACCTGTTCCATACAGTGCTTTAATTCCAGCAGCAACTATTGTTTTGTCACCTTTGTCACTTAATAACACTTCTGTTACACCAGCAGCTAATATTGCTTTAGATGGTTTACCCATTCTATATGAAGTACCACCATCAGTTTTGTTGATGTATATCATATGACCTTGACTTCTTAATTTATCCACCATTGCTTGTGGTGAAGTTAGGTCAAATGTGTTTCTTAATTGTGTCCAAGTGATTACATCACCTCTTGTAAACGCATTAAGAACGCGTTGTGTTTTTGATAGTTTTTTTCTACCCATGTTATAATCTCCTATTGATTATTAAATTTAAATTGACTAATTTTATGCCTCGTATAGTCATATCGGCCATTACATTATTGTAATTCTGTTTATTCTTTATCTTTATCTTTGTCATCTTTATCTTTATCTTTATTCCAATTTGTGACATCTTCTAAATCAAATTCCGTATCTGGTTCAAATTCTACATCATTTTCTGAATCTTTTAAAGAATCTTTTCTCTCATTTATTGTTTCAACCATTCCTATCAAATCTGATAGAAGTGGTGAATTAAATTTTGAATAATGTATATTACCACCATCAGGTGATTTTGTGTTTTCTGGTGACATAAGATTATCAATTAATCCCTGTACAACATGAGGTATTTTTTCTTGTCTATGGATTACTGACTTAACAGCTTCAGATAAAAATCCCACATCTAAAATAAAATCTTCTTTCCCAATCTCATAACCATATTCACCTAAAGTATGAATTAACTGTACCATAATATTTTCAGTTATCATTTCAGCCCTTGTAAGTTTTTCTTGCATTTTTAACTGAATATTTTTCTTCTCTAGAGCCCTGTCGTATCTCTCTTTAATCCACTTCTTAGTTTCTTCACTATTTTTTTTGGTAGGTTTATCCCAAGGCCCTATAAGAATCTTGCCTTCTTTATCTTCTTTATCTGTCATGATATAATCTTTTTTTCTACTGGTACTACTTGACCAGTATATTGTAAATAATTGTCTCGAATCTCCGTTTTAGGTTCATTGACTGTAATTATATTTTGTTCTTTAATAATCATTTCTTCATTCTCTGCAAATGGAATGAATGGTGAAAAATATAATTTTGTTTCTGCACCTGTACCAGGGTTTTGGGTCATTGGTATTAGTACAAATGGTTTTGATATTGTTGTTGATATGTCATCTGAATATGTTACCTCTGCAATAATATCTTCACCTGTAGTTAATCTTAATAATTTTATATCTGCCATTAGAATGCCCTATTTCTTTTTCTATAATTCTTTCTTTGTTGATGTGGCCCTGGTGTTTCTGAAAACTTTCTCAACCATCTTTGTTTACCAGCAGCTCTTGCCAATCTATTCTTTTCACTTTTCTTTGTAAAAAACTGTCTATCATGAACTTCATTTAAAATACCAGCTTTAAGAATCTTCTTTTTAAATATTCTTAAAGCCTTATTGATATCATCACCATGAACATTTACAGACAACCCTGTTGCCTGTTCTCTTATTGGTTTTTTCTTAAAGTGTTTTTTCTGTTCGTAATTTCTAACTTGAAATTTTTGTCTTGGTTTACTTGAACTACCTCTCACACTACACCTCTATCTTCTACATATTCATAAATACCTGCCAGTGCATCATATTTATTTTCAAATCCTATGAATAATAATACATCCATATTTTTATCTAAAATTTCCAAAGCATCATCTTCATCTATTTGACCATCAACCAATGCATCGGCTGTCTTATTAAAGATTTTTTCTGCGTCTTCCATTGCTTGTTGTTTTACTTGACCCATTATATTAACCTCTTATCACATTGTTTTATAGTAATCTTAACAGGTCTATACAAGAACTGTCAAGGATTTTTTGTTATTTTTGGAATTGTGGTTGATTCCAATATTCTAGGATATGAGAATAATTATCATCTAGATATATCATCATTATCCATACATTTGGCCCTTGGCCACGACTGTCGGAATAATCTATGTGATAATCTATCATATCTTTGATTTGTTCTCTCTCAAATTTAGTCATTTTCTCTCTATAATTGTTGATTATGTTGCTATTATGACAGGTCAGACAAGTATTGTCAAGGGTTGATTTTATCCTTGTTTTAGGGGGTCTAAATGAGAACGATTCTCATTTAGATTAGTGGGATAGTGGATTACCTGAGGTAGATTGGATTTCTCTTATTTGTAGTTTTATTAATTCTATCTCTTTTGCATTAATTTGACTATTTTTATCAACCTCTGCAATTGCCTTAACATTCTGTGTAATGGATGCACCAGATTTATCTTTTAATACTCTTTTTTCTATATTATTTAATCTAGTATTGATTTCACCATATTTGGTAAATCCACCACCTATTGCCACTACTGCCGCAATTAGAGCTGCAATACTAGCTAAGTTGTTTTTTAATGTGTCTAACATCTTATTGTCCTCTTAGTTCTCTTAGTTCCAATATGAGTTTATTCTTCTCATAATTAATCTCATTTTGGATTCTTCTTTGTTTATTTAGTGGGTCATTATTTTGATAATCAGTTAATGCCACATTTGCATATATTGGTTGTTGTGCCAGAGTATTTATGTTCTGAAAGAAATCGGGGTTCCCACCGTACATCTGTCTATCCTCGTAGAAATTTCTATTTTGATATGATGTTAATTTAGGCCCATCCATTTGCATACCTTTTAAAGTAACTATTTGTACAGCCCTAACTCTATCTGATACTTTCTTTAATTTAGCATTTACTTTAGCAATAATCTTCTCTATCTTCTCACCTATAGTTTGTACATCAGCAGAAACTGTTGTATCTGATGTTTCTGAAACTGATGTATCTGTGTCTGCTTCGGCAACAGCAGTTTCTTCATCAGTTTCTACAGTTTGACTATCTTCTGTTTCTGTAGGTGTTTCTTCACTTGTAGTTGGAGTTTCTTCTGTTGGTGTTGGTTCACTTTCAGTTTCAGTAGGTTCTTCTGTAGGTGTTGGAGTTTCTTCTTCAACAGGTGTTTCTTCTGTTGGTGTTGGTGCAGAACCACCAGTAGGTTCATTTTCAGTTGGTGTTGGAGCATCTTCTACTACCTCAGTAGTAGGTGTTGATTCTTCCATAGTAGGTTCTGGTGTAGATTCATCCATAGTAGGTTCCATTTCAGGTTCTGGTTCCATTTCTGGTTCTTCATTCATTGCAACAGTTTCAACAGGAGCTTCTTCAAATTCCATATCTTCTGCTACTTCCATTTCCATATCTACAGGAGCATCCATATCCATATCTGGTGTACCTTCAGGCATTTCCATAGGCATATCCATAGGTAAATCCATTTCCACCATCGCGTCTAACATCTCAGTTGCCACTTCTTCTGACATATCTTCTGGCATATCCATACCAAACATATCTGTAAGTGTATCCATAGCAGTTGTAAATGTTTCTTCTGCCATTTCAGTAAATGATGGTTCTTCCATATTCATATTAGGTTCCATAGTAAAGGTTGTAGGCATTTCTTCTACTTCAAATGTAGGTTCTTCCATTTCTACTTCCATATCCATATTTGGTGCTTCTTCAAATTCTTCTATTGGTTCAAATGTAATTACACCAGCCATCTCATCTTCAATTAACTGTTCTACTGTACCTACTTCTAAATCATCTTCCATTACTAAATATTCTTCCATATCCATTTCAGGTTCTTCAAATGTTAAATCCATATCAAGACCTGTATCTACAATTATATTTTCAACCATCTGTGTAAATGTAGTTCCACCTATTTCTTGATTATCTAACATTTCTATAGCTTCTTCAATTTGCTCACTTGCTTCTTCTAATTGAGTTACTGTTTCTTGTGATACTGTTACAGGATTTTGTTCGTATGTAATTTTAAGTGTAGGATGTTTTACATCAGGTGCCCAATGACTACTTCTATTTGTTGATTCATCAAAATCAAATTTTATTTTAATATCAAAATCTGTTGCTGAATTTGAACCCTGTGTATGTGTACTTAATGCACCATTATAAGTTCCATACGAACCACAATTTGTATAACCACAAGAGTTTAATGTTACTTCTCTAATTTGTGTAGTTACATTACCTAAACTATCAGTAATAGTTTGTGTCATTCTGGTTGTTGATGTTGCTGTATTCCAATGCCATATTTTAGCACCAAATTCTGATTTCCAACCATTTTGAATTTGTGCTTCTGTCATGTTGACATCATCTTTTAAAGATACACCTTCATGTTCTAGATATTTGTTGTTTATACCTGCTATGATACCATTACCATGATTACTGGTATTATTACCAGACCAACCATTAGTTGGTGTACTATTACTATAAAAGGTTTGATTAACTAGATTATTAGTGGTAACTTCATCAGCGAATGTAATGAATGGTAGTAACAAAAATATGTACAAGAATTTTTTCATTTAAATTACTCCAAAAAATATAACTAAAAATACAAATTTTTTAAATAAGTTTTTATTGTATTCATAATTTATAGAATGTACTGCAGAATCAATTTTCTCTAATCTTTTTTTTTATCTACTTTGATTTCATCATCACCAACAGTTACATTCACATTAACTTTTTTAGATTTTTTAATTTCTGATTTTAATTCATCAATCTTTTGTTGAATCATTTTAGATTCTTCATTTGCTATAGAATCTTTTACATCTACATCACCATTTCTTAATTTTTCTGCAGCTTCTAATTTCTTACTCCAATCTTCAATTTTTGCATTTCTTTCTTTTTCATCTTGCATGTCTTCAACAATTCTTAATCTTTCTGTATATTGTATAAAGTCAGGTCTTAACATATCATATTTTTTCCATTGGTCTGATGCAGCCTTTCCAATCTTACCTTCAAATGGACAAGGTGTACCTGATTGCTCCATTGCATAAAACACTCTAGGGTCTTGGCAAAGAATTGAAACTGAAGCCACCTTCATGCCTAAGTCTGATAAAACTTTTGATAATTTAATGCGTTCGCAGTTTTCATCAGTTACATATGTACCAGCACTTATTCCAAAGCCTATTGTTGAAACTCCACCAGAGATACCTACGATACATAGGTCTTGTGAATAGGCAGACATAGATGGTGCAGATGCCATACTAGCAACTCTTGTATCTGTACCTGTGGTTGTATTGGTTGTGGTGTTAGTGGTTGTACTTGTGGATTGACCTGCATCAGAACCCGAATAGGTATTCGTGGTTGTTGATTCATAACCACCTGTTATATTTGTATTAGAGCCACTTGTGTTCGATTGTGTATTTGTATCATCTGCAACGGCAAATCCAATTACCGACATAACTAAACATAATAAAGAAGCCCCCAAAATCTTCTTCATTTTTTAATATCCCTTATAAAGTCTAATTAATTACTAGTATTTATAAGTTCTTAAACATTGAAACAAAATATTCTGCATCAATAACTATCAGAGGTTTTGAATTATTTCTCTTGATAACTACTATAGGTTCATAATCTTTTGAGTTTTCTTCTGCCTGTTTATAAGATTCCCAAACATTTACTTTTTCTTGATTTTTACATTCTATAGATAATGGAAATTTTTCTCTTGCAGCTCTGGCCATGATTAAATCTTCACCACCAGCACCCATACTTCTTGATTCAATATCTTCTGGGTGTACATTTAATTTTTCAATAAGTAAATTTCTTACCCATTGTTGCAGTTTTCTACCTTTTTGTTTTGCTGATTGTGTCTTCATAATTTATTTTGCAGTTAACATAAAATCTATTGCATATCTATCCTTGTCACTATTAATTATATTATTTGAATGTGTTTGATTCGAATCAAATATTAAAAAGTCTGTTGGTTCTAATATATACGATACATCATTACAAATAAATCCACCACCATCTTCTTTACTATTCCAATCTGAATTTAATAATCCTAAAACTTTTAATTTACCTTCACCCCAATTATCAGTATGAAAATTTGTTGGTGTTGATTTATCTTTTACACTTACAGCACAAAAATGCATTTCTGGTGTAAGATAATCTTTACCACCCGCGTCATATATCTGTGTTAGTAAACCTGTTGCTATTCCACCTAATAATTCATTATCAAATTTACCGTGAGTTACGATATTTAATTTTACTAAATTAATTTTTTTATAATTGACATCATGTTCTTCTTTATTTTGCCATGTTTCTACTTTTGGTAACATATGCATGAACATATCTAGATATGTTTTTGAACATACATTTTTTAATATTACTGGTTTAAATTTCGTAGGGTTCATCATCATTCACTTCAATTTCATGTAAATCATCTTCATCTAAATCAGCGCCACAAAATGGGCAAAACTTTACATCATACTGATGTCCTAACATTTCGTATTCTATTGTAAATGAAGCATCACATGATTCACATACTATTTCTTTTATTGGCATAATTATCCTTATTGATTATATGCAGTTTCCCAATCACCCGACAATCCTGCAACTTCATATTCAGTTACACGATTCTCAAAAAAGTTCGTATGGTCTGCACCGTTTAATACCCACTCTAACCATGATAGTGGATTTTCCTTAACTTTAAATGTTGTTTTTAATCCTAATTGTAATAGTCTTCTATCTGTTATATATCTAATATATTTTTTAACATCTTCAGCAGATAAACCTTCTATATCACCTAAACTATATGCTAAGTCTATAAATTTGTCTTCTAATTTTACAATCTTTTCAGCATTCTTATATATCTCTTTTTTAAATTCATCATCTACAATTTTAGGATGTTCTGCACAGAATGATTTAAATAAATTAGAGTTACCCTCTACATGCATAGATTCATCACGAATAGACCACTCTACTACTTTACCCATTCCTTTCATCTTACCAAATCTTTGAAAGTTTAATAACATAACGAATGACGCAAATAAAGCAACACCTTCATTGAATACAGATTTTGCTAATGCAATTGCAAGACCTCTATGATTTGATACATCAGATTTTTGCATAAATTCAATTTTATTTGACATCTCTTTATATTCTAAAAATGCATGATATTCATTATCTGGTAATCCAAGTGTATCATTCAATAAAGCATATGCTCTTTGATGTACACCTTCACGACTAGCAAATGAACCTAACATATTACGAATCTCATTGTTTTTAAATTTAGGAATAAACTGGTCGTAATAATTTTGTCCAACTGCAACATCTGATTGAGTAAATAATCTTAGTATGTTTGTGATGTAATCTTTTTCTACTTGTGTTATTTTATTCATCTTCCAATCTGTAACATCTTCTGATAAATCTACTTCATCCTCAATCCAATGTGCCTTCTCATGTCTAATTGTTAAATCAACAGCCCAGGGATAATAAAATGGTTTATAAGTTTCTGACAATTTAGTTAGAGTACCACCTCTACCTTTTAAAATTGTTTCTTGTTTTTTAAGTAATTCTGTATAACCACCTATACGACTTCCGTCTATAAAAATTTGTGGTACTGTGTTTATCTGTTGTAGTTTTAATCCTAACTGTTCTTGGTTATGATTGATTCTTTGGAAAAATGCTAATCGGTCTTCTTCGTTATCCATTAAATGTTCAACATAATCTATATTAAATTCTTTGAACCATTTTTTTGTTTCAACACAAAATGGACAACCTGTTTTTGTGTAAATTTGTACATTCATTGCCATTAAAAACTCCTAACCTTCACAAGCTTCACAATCTTCTTCTGACTGTTCTACTTCTTCTGAATAATCTTTTAATTTATTTAACTTAATTTTTTCAGCAACATTCTCAGCTCTATGAGAAGTTTCTGTTCTTAAATAATATAATCCTTTGCATTCATCACGCCATGCTTTAAAATGTGTATCATGTAAATATTTTTTTGAAGCACCTGCAGGAAAGAATACATTGAGTGATTGACCTTGACATAGATATTTTTGTCTTTCCCCACCTAATTTTATAATTACTCTCTGGTCTATCTCTATTGCTGTTTTAAAAACTTCTTTAATACTATCATTTATAAAATCTAAATGTTGAACAGAGCCACCATTAGTAATTATTGATGTCCATACTTCTGGTATATCCATATTTAGTTTTTGTAATTCTTCTCTTAAATATTTGTTTTGAATTAAATGCGAACCTGCTCTTGTTCTGTGTGTATATGCATTTGCCTTATGTGGTTCAATAGAAGGTGAACAACCTGTAATCATAGAACTATTTGCATTTGGTGCTATTGCGAGTAGATGTGAATTTCTTCTACCTGAACCACTCATATCTGGGCACTCACATTTTTCTGTGGCAAGTAATTTTGTTTGTTCTACAGCATCATTTTTTATTTTTTTAAATATTTCTTCATTTAATGTTGCTGCTTGATATGATTCAAATGGCATTCTATGTTTTTGAAATAGTGAATGTAAACCCATTGCACCCAATCCTAGTGACCTCTCTTGTATCGCAGAATATCTTGCCTTTCTGATATAGTCTGGTGCATTGTCTATAAAAAATTGTAATACATTATCTAAAAATGTAATTAAATCTTTTACAATATTTGTATCTTTCCATTCATCATATAATTCTAAATTTAAAGATGATAAACAACAAACTGCTGTTCTATCTTCATTTGTTGGAAGATGTATTTCATTACATAGATTTGAACCATGAATTTTTAATCCTTTTCGTTTCATAGGTTTTGGTAAATAACGATTTGCAGTATCAATAAAATTAATATAAGGTTCACCTGTTCTAAATCTAGTTTCTAAAATTGTTTCCCAAATTTTACGAGCACTATGTTTCTCTCTGACTGTACCATCATTTGGGTCTAGTAATTCCCAGAACTCATTATCTTCTACTGCAGTCATAAAATCATCTGTTATATTAACCGCGTGATGCATATTAAGACACTTTCTACCTACATCACCAGTAGGAATACGAATAGTTAAAAACTCTAGAATATCGGGGTGTGAAACATCCATATATGCAGCGTATGAACCCTTTCTAGTCTTTCCTTGTCGATATGCAGTCATGTCTGCGTCAACTGTGTGCATAAAAGGAATAGGGCCTGGGGCTATATCTGATACTGAACGAACATCAGACCAATGTCCACCGACACCCCCGCCTTTAACTGACAACCATCTCAATTCAGATGTATGGTCAATTAAACCTTCAAGGGTGTCAGGTACATAGGATAGAAAACATGAAATTGGTAAAGATTTTACTTTGGTATTTGGTTTAGTGGCATTTGATAAAACAGGTGAGGCAAACATGAACCACTTTTTCGAAGCATAATTATAAATTCTTTGGGCAAGTTTTAAATCACCATAACAATATGCTCTAGCTGCACGGGCATATGCCATCTGAGGTGTATCTTCTCCCTCTTTACAATAATAATCTTTTAATAATTTTTCTGCTTGTTCTGATAGTAGTTTATCTTTATCCGTGTCTATGTTGATTCCTAGATAAGTTTTTTTCATTTTTAAATTCTACCTTTTTCCAAAAAACAAATTGTGCTTTGGCTTTGATACCAGAATACACATTTTCATTTATAATTTTTTGTATCTCTGTTTTTGTTTTACCAGAGACTATCATTTCATTAATATCTTTTTCTTTCACATATTCTGGCCATAGGACTACAGAATAACCATCATTAATAAATCTTTCAATTTGTTTTACAATTTCTTTATTACGAGGTTCATTGTCAGGTATAAGAATTAAATTTTCTTTTTTACTTTTAATTCTTAAATCTGATTGAGCAGTTGCAATACAGTTATCTAAAAACAAACTATCAATCGGGCCTTCAACAACATAAACTTTTTTATTCCAATTTATTTTGTTAAGACCATAAATTTTATCTCTCTCTGAATCAAGAAC